TATCACTGTAATCTTCGGCTGTTTGTATTTCAAGTTCTTTAAACTCCATTGATAATTTAACTCCTTGTGGTACACCGCCTTCGGCAATCACAATTTCACCACTTGCTCCATAATCAACATTTATACTACTACACATACAAGGTTTAAATTTTACAAAATGATTTTCTTGAATACCTAACAGATTAATACTTACAACTGCGGGGTATGTTAAAAATGCTCTACTAAGTGATGCAGTAAATACGCCGTTATTACCAGCAACATTTCCGGATTCATTTGTAAGATCTCCTGTTACTGATTGAACGTGTGGTAATACTTGACTCTTAAGTGCTCTTATAATTAATCGAATATCTTCTGCTTCTTGTTTACTCTCAGGATATAATGTCCAATCTAATGAAAACGATCTTAAGTTAACACCTTCAAAAGAAAGAGTAGCCTGTGGATTAATTGCGGTACCTCTTGAAGCACCCATTGCTTTACCTAAACCTGGAGAGAAACTATTTAAAGTATTACTCATAAGAAATGATAACACTCTTGATCCTTGTGCTGCAAGTTCTGCATTTTGACTATTTGCATTATTTGATTCTTGAGTTAAAAAATCGGCAATTCCTTTTACTCCTGATTCTCCCATACTAAATAGGTTACCAGCAACTCCACCTAAACCACCACCTTCTGATGAAAATACAGGTGCAAGAGTATCAACAATGAAACTTTCAATAAATGTCTTTTCCATAGAATTAACACTAATGCCTGTTGCGTCTGTTAATGATTTTGGCATTGGTAATTCAACAACGCATTGGCCAGTTTCTTGTGCGTTTGAAAATTGTGTTTTAGGAATGGTTCCTGTACTATCTGGCGTTACGAGCTGAGAGTAATCGTATTTCTTAAAGATTAATTGAATCCCGTGCGGAAATGGTGCAGCAGGAAAATGGTGTCGAGTGATCCCACTTAGATCTCGCTTGCCACCGCTTCTGTTTTTAGGTCTTGCCATTCTTAGTTTCCTTTGCTGTCTCCGTCTAATTCTAATAAATATGTATACGGATAATGTAATTATTTATAACAAAAATCGGAAAGTATATTATGGCATATAAGGGTAAGTTTAGACCAAAACGTCCCGATAAGTATAAAGGTGACCCTACAAAAATTATTTATAGGTCTTTGTGGGAATTTAAGGTATTTAAATGGATGGATTCTCATCCTGATGTAATATGGTGGCAATCAGAAGAAGTCATTGTTCCATATAGATCACCGATAGACGGAAAGGTACATAGGTATTTTCCTGATGTGGTAGTACATAAAAGAGATGGTCAAGGTAATCCTCAAACGATTATGATTGAAATTAAACCAAGCTCTCAATGTAGACCACCTGATATAAAGAATAAAAATAAAACAAAGACAGGCAGAGTTTCGAGAAGATATTTAAATGAAGTTAAACAGTGGGGAGTCAACGAAGCAAAATGGAAAGCAGCAAAGAACTTTTGCGCTGACCGTGGATGGTTGTGGACAATTATGACAGAAAAACATATACCAGGAGCACGATAAGTGGCACAGCTGTTTTCAGATATACTCGCAAAGGGTATAAGACAAGGACAAATTCCTGCTCGAACAAAAAGTGCTCGTGAATGGTACCGCGGACAAGCAACTAAAGCATTAGGTAAAAAGATTACCGAACAGGAGCTTGTAGGTAATAGTGATCCAGGAAGAAACGTTTCTCAACTCAGAGGTGATAGTCCATACGGTTCAATGTATTTCTTTAGATACGATCCTAAGCATAAAGCTACTTTACCATATTACGACGCATTCCCATGTATATTCCCAATAAATAAAGTTAAAGGTGGTATACTTGGTTTGAACATGCATTACTTACCACCAAAGATGAGAGCAGAATTAATGGATGCTCTCTATAGTACTGTATCAGATAAAAGATACGATGAGAATACACAATTACAAATAAACTATAAGATATTAAATAGTGCTGCGAATCTAAAGTTCTTTGCACCATGTGTTAAAATGTATTTAGCAAAACATGTAAAATCTAAGTTTGTTAGAATAAATTCGTCAGAATGGGATACTGCTTTGTTTTTACCAGTGCAGAGTTTCCAGAAAGCAGGGCAACAGCAAGTCTGGGCGGATTCAAGAAAGATTGCCAACAGGAGTTAATGAATGCCATTTAACATAACAGATTTTAAGAGTCAGTTTGAAAAACATGGCGGTCCTGCGATGTCAAATTTATTTGAGGTCCAATTGCTTGGTTTACCTAAAGGAATTGTAGTAAATAAAAACTACGATCCTTCAAGAGGATTTACTTTCTTTTGTCATAAAATGGATATACCTGCAGTTGCGATTAATTCTTCTGACGTTGCATATACAGGACAAATGAAAAGGAAAATCCCAACAGCAGTTCAAAACCCAGGACCAATGACAGGAAGTTTCTTTGTTGATAGTAATCACCATGTATTAGCATTCTTTCATCAATGGGCACAAACTATTGTAAATTACAGTAAAGGAAATGATCCTACAGCAGAAGTAAATGGTAAGTTACCACATGAAGTTGGATTTAAGAAAGACTTTTCTTGTGATATGATTATTAAACATTATTCAACAGATTCATACCCAGAGGTTTATTATGAAGCAAAACTATTTGGAGTATGGCCTGTAAGTATTGGAGCTTTAAATCTTGATTGGGCCGGTGGAACTGCATTATCATTAGATGTGCAATTCACAATGTCTGATATTGGATTTAGTTCTGATAGAACAGGAACAAAAGATGGACTATCAAGAGGTGGTGGTTTATTGGATGTACTCGGAGATATCGCAGGATTTGCCGATACTGTAAGAGGTACATTAAAAGGTGGGAAACCAACAAGCATTCAAGACGCAGTCAATAGATTAGACAGGCTAGGGAATGCAATTGATAACTTAGGTGGTTAGATTTAAATTATAGGAGTATACTATGGCACTACCAAAAATTGATTTACCGATTGGAGAATTAACTCTTCCAAGTAACGGTGATAAAATAAAATATAGACCGTTTACGGTTAAAGAAGAAAAGATATTATTGGTCGCACAGGAAGCTGGAGATGCAGAAGCTGAAGTGATCGCAATGAAACAGATAATTAATAACTGTTTGATTGATTATCATATTGAGGATATAGCATTATTCGATTTTGAATATGTATACTTGATATTACGATCTAAGTCTGTAGATAACATGGCAAAGTTTGTAATTAAAGATCCTGACACAAATGAGAATATTGAATTAGAACTTGATATGTCAGAGATAGAGGTAGCAAGAGATCCTAAACATACAAACGAAATTATAATTAATGATGATTATACATTATTTTTAAAATATCCAAACGTGGATAGTTTTATTAGAATCGTTGCTATGAATGAGGAAGATCCGTTAACGAATTATTTTGTAATGGTTGCTTGCTTGGATACATTAGCTTCAGAAGATGAAGTACATGATTTTTCAGAATATAGTTCTGAAGATGTAGAAACATTTATGGATGGTCTCTCAGGAGATGTTATTAGACAAATAACTACTTTCTTTGAAACTATGCCGAAGATACGAAAAGAATTACCGTATACAAATAGTGAAGGTAAAGAGCAAACATTTGTAGTAGAAGGAACACGAAGTTTTTTTACGTAAGCCTTAGCCATATAACGCTAGGGCATTACTACCAAATGATTTTCTCCATGGCACAACACCATAAATGGTCTGTGGCTGAAATTGAGGCAATGATGCCTTATGAAAGAGATCTTTATTTTAGTATGCTGGTGCAATGGATAGAAGAGCAAAACGAAAAACGACAAGGTTAAATTAAATGGCAGAAGAAACCACAAAGAAAAAGTTAAGTCCTGAGACTGAAGCTATTATAGATCGGCTGAAACGAGAAGGTCAGCTGACGCGTAATAGTGAAGGTAATTCTATCAAGTCAATTAAAATAAATCTTGACAAGTTTGCTGATGCCTTTACAGCCATTCAAAAAAGTTCAGAAGATACTGCCAGAATTATGACAGAAAACTTTGTTGATGGTAATACTGAAATACTTAAAAAGGTTGATGAATCATTAGAAGGTTTAACCGACGAACAAAAGAAAGCCGAACTTCAAAGAAGAAAGGAAGTCAAAGAAGAAGCAATTAAAAAGAAAGAGGAGACAAGAGAACAATCAATGGCTGAAAAGTCGTTAAGGGCTACTCTTATGAATGGCTTTGGTGATTTAAAGAAAGGATTCTTAGCGGTTAAAAAAGATCCGTGGGGTTCATTACTTCAGATCGGAAAGTGGGCAGTTATAATACCAATATTAGCAGGAGCAATAAAAGGTGTTCTTGATTTGATGTTTGGTGATTCTGAGATGGCCCAGTTTTATAAAGATATCAATAATAGTGCGTTTATGAAATTTGTTAAAGATCATCCATGGGCGTCTCTTGGTATTGCTCTTACAGCTTTTGCCGGTGTTAAATGGATGAAAATGTATTTAGCAATGATGGCTGCTGCAAAAACACTTGGAGTAGGTGGTGGTACAGATGTTGTAGCAGGCGGTACTGGAAAAGGAAAAGGAAAGGGACTCAAAGATAGACTTGGAAGATTATTAAAAACAACAAAGGGTAAAGGTGGACTTGCTGGTATTGTACTTCTTACTGTTGGCGGTATAACATATGCAGTAATGGATGATGATGACGAACCTGTAAATGTTGACGAAGAAATTAAAAGAATTAGAAGAGAAAACGAAGTAAAAGAACAAGAAGTTATAAAGGGAAAAATAGACAGTTATAAAACCACCTTAGAAAGAGATAGAACAACTTTTGGTGATGTATTAACAGGAACTTTAGTTAGTGGAGGCATTGGTGCTGCAGGTGGTGCCGCTTTTGGTGGCGTAGGAGCAATTCCAGGCTTGATAGGTGGATTAATTTTTGGAGCTGTTACTGGTCTTGGTACGGTTGCGTATGAAGCGGTTGATGATTATAGAAATGATATTGATAACATTCCTAATGAATTAGAAGCATTATTAAAGAAAGAAAAATTTAACATGGCTGATAAAACTGGTCGTAACAGACAGTTTCAATTATCAGATAAACAAAAAGAAGATTTAGTAAACGCTAACGATGCTCTTATTCAAAAAATGATAGATGGTTTAGTTGGCACAATAGCAGGACAAGATGTAGATCTTAAAAATTTAGAAGCTGCTCTTGGCGGTGAAGTTACACGACAACGAAAAGGAAGTTCTAGAGTATTTTCCGATTATGTAACTATGCCTGATGGTACATTAATTAAAAAATCAGAAGCTGAAAAGCAACTTGCAGATTTAAAAGAAGAAAGATTATTAAGAGAACAACAATTAATTACTTCAAGAAACATATTGAAAGCAAGGAAAGGAGAAGAGCAGGCAATACAAGAAAATGTACAGGCCGTTGAAGATAACACAACAACAGTTAATGAGAAGACTACGGAAATAAAAGATACTCCGAAAGAAGAGGTCGATATAAAACCCAGTACAGAAGAAAGAGAAAGAAAACAAAATATTGCTGCTGGTGGATTTGCTCTTAATATAACAAATAACTATTATAATAAAGGTGGAGATACTGTTGTTCAGAACCAATCTGATAACAGAGTTGCATCTACAAAGAATACTGCTATTCGTGCTGATGGTGGTGGCGGCGGTTCAAGATTT